TACTAGAAGCCCTTTAATAACCTCTCCCAGGTTATCTAATAAGCGGTAGCTATTAAGTTAGCTACCGTTTTTTTTTTCTTTTCTCATTGTTAGCTATCATTACTTATGCGTAAATATCAGAAGTTATGGAACACTATTAGAGATAACTCTACTGCTACGGTAGAGGCTCCAGTTGATATGCATAATAGGTTAATAGAAGCAGTGAGAAAAGAAAAGAAGTTAGATAAAGCCTATAAGTATCTAGCATTAGAAGCAGGCATACGGCCTAAGTTAATGCACAAGATAGAAGGCACTAAGATAACTTTTTACATAGTGGGTAGCTTAACCCATAATGTTATTAACCTTTAGCAATTGCACGGAGAAATGTAATGGCTGATTCACTACCAACCTTATCATTAAGTGACTCTAAAGTAGACTTCCGTATTCAAGAGAAGTTAGTAGAGTTAGATACTCACTTCAAAGATAACCATCCTGAGATGCGTTCTGCTCTCAAAACTATTCACACCATTGTTAAGAAAGACCCTGAGCAAGCTACACTATTAACAGATGAAGAATTAGCTGTTATAGTTAAGGCTCAGATGTCTATTTCTAAGACTGAAATATCTACTTCTCAGTTGAAGAAAGCACCTAAGAAGGCACTTAAGTCTATTACAGCTGATGACTTATAGGCATTTAATATGTCTGAGTTATCCCAGCGGGTAAAAGAACTTAAGCTTGCTCGTACCCCTCATACACTTACTACTTTCATTACCTTCTATATGTACCACCAGCATAGCATGTATATTAATTATATGCACGATAGCAAAGTTATATTAGACTGGCTAACTAATGAAGGTAATATGCCTCTTGATTTAGAAGACGATAAGTTTGATAAGTTAAAGCAGGATAGTAAGTTAATGTTACTGTCTAGTATGTGCCATAGTTATGCTATAGGTGAGTTAGCTAGAATAGTAGCACATAATATGGGCAAGAAGTATGACCTTAAATTTAACCGTGAGCTATGTACCAGAGTAGCTTTAATAGTGTTAACACATTAGGAACTTAACAATGCCAGATTTTTCATTCCTAGATACCCAGCTTGATATCAAAGTAGTTGATGAAGAAGTTGAGGTAATAGATTTACAAGGTGAGATAGACCCGCGTATTAAATTACTGTCTCACTCTTCTCGTAACTTATTACATGCCTGCCCCCGTAAGTACGAACTGTATAAGCTTAAAAGTAATTCTGTATCTACTGACCCTGAAAGAGAACAGGAATCAGAAGTTACTCTTAACTTTGGTAGCGTAGTTGGTGTAGGTATACAGTCTGTTATAGAAGGTAAGTCATTTGATAGAGCAGTATTAGATTGTTTCCTTGAATGGGAAATAGATTTAGATGCTGCTACCGAAAGACAAAATAAGTCTTATTATCGGGCTATCTATGCTGTTAAAAAGTTCTATGACCTATATACATTAGGTGCAATAAGTGACTACGAACTTGTGTATTACAAGGGTAAGCCAGCATGTGAATTATCTTTTAATATTATATTACCTAATGGCTATCGCTATCGTGGTTTCCTAGATGTAGTACTTAGACATAAGGAAACAGGTGAGATAATAGTACTAGAACTTAAGACTAGTAGTGGTATTGCTCAACCTGCTATGTTCCAGAACAGCGGGCAAGCTATTGGTTACAGTGTAGTATTAGATGAACTGTTTCCAGAACTGTCTAGTTATAGTGTTTATTATTTAGTGTATGAGACTCGTAGCTATGAGTATAAACCTATGCACTTTATGAAGTCTTTATCTAAGCGAGCGCAGTGGTTATCTGAAATGCTGTTAGATATAGAGAAGTTAGAACTATATCATAAGTCTGACTTATTCCCTATGCATGGAGAAAGTTGTTACTCTTTCGGTCGTCCTTGCGAATACTTAGGTATATGTGAGCATAGTAACTTACAGCTTACTAAACCTTACACTAACTTAGTTGAAGCGTACGTTAAAGAGGATGAAGGTAAGTACCAATTTAATGTTGACTTCGAAACCTTAATAGAAAGACAGCTGGAGAAAACAAGTGAACATTAAAATTATGGGCTTAGAAACAGTGCAGGAATCTAATACCTGTGTTACGTTTGACGAAGTAGTAGCAGAGTCAGAGAAAGCCATGCTATTTAAGTTTATTGATGCGCAAGGCATACCTACTAACACGTGGTTGCCTAAGAAGATGCTAGCTAACTATCGTGAGGACTTAGCATTAGTGTGGGTATGGGATAAGTTTATTCATGATATAGCTGGCCCAGCACAAACTGACCTTCTTAGGCTTAATGAAGTACCTGCTGATGAAGCTATAGCTACTATCAATACTAGTGCAGCCGATAAGCTTAATGCTATGCAAAGAGGAGATAACCAGTGAGTATGGAAACTTATATACGCACTAAAACCGAGGAGTTATTGGGCGACATACGTATGCAAATAGCTGTAGCTAATAGTATGCACGCAGTTAATCCTGACATTACTGTCTATGTTAATGCTACTGCCGCCAGCTTATTAAGAGGCACATGCAGTTACCCTAAAGTAGCAATACCTAACATAAACGTGGAAGGAGATATAAAAGTGTTTGGTTATACTGGCTGGATTATATCTAATAACACTCACCCTTTGTTTAGAATAGCAGTAGAACCTAAGGAGTAATTAACAATGGCTAAGACTATAGCTAGTCGTAAAGCTGAAAACAAGACTTACCCTAAAGTCATTATATATGGTGCACCTAAGTCTGGTAAATCATTGGGTGCTGGTAAGTTAGCTGAAGAGTATAACCTTATATGGTTTGACTTCGAGAACGGTAGTGAAGTGTTAGAACAACTACCTACTGAATGGCAGGAACGTATACAGTTAGTAAGCATACCTGACACAAGGGACTTTCCTATCGGTATCGAGACTGCACTTAAGGTTGTTAAAGGTAAGTCTAAGATATGTGATGAACACGGTAAAGTTAATTGTATGCTGTGTACTAAGACTGCTAAAGACAGTGACTTATCTGACGACGAGTTATTCACTACTGTGGATGTTAACAACTTACCTGATGATACTATTGTAGTATTTGACAGTCTTACTCAGTTAACTAACAGTGCTATTGCGCAGATTACCCGTAACCAGCCGGATGATTATAAGCTTAATTATGATGATTGGGCGCACCTTGGTATGTTGCTTGACAGATTCTTATCTTATTTGCAGCAAGCTAAGTATAAGGTAGTAGTCATTACCCACGAAGTTGAGTCTGAAACTGAATCTGGTAAGACTATTATAGTACCTCTTGGCGGCACTCGTAACTTTGCACGTAACTTAGCTAAGTACTTCGGACATGTAGTATACGCTGAACGTAAGCTTAAGAAACATGTATTTAGTTCTAGTACAACTGATAGTACTACTGTACTGTCTGGCTCACGTACTAGTGTTGACTTGCAGAAAGACGGAGTAACTAGCTTACTTCCTATATTTACTTCTGCGGATAAAAAGAACAAGAGTTTAAAAGATGTTAAGAAAGATACGACCACTAAGCCCACTACTACTAATACTAAGTCTGCCGATACTGCTACCACTACTAACAGTAGCGCTACTATTAATGACTCAGTAAAAGATAAGTTAGCTGCTTTACGGGCTAGAACTAAAACCTAGTTTCTCCGTGCGCTAAGTTCGCTGGTATACCGAACTATACAATAGTATACGTCTTGCTTTATATTATATTGCATATTAAGTTTAATACCTAGTGTGCAATAACCATGTATAGCAATCAATAGCATACATCTATTTATCAATCCATTAATTTATTAATCCATTTATAGGAATATTATTATGTCAGATATTAACATCGACGAACTATTAGACATCTCTCTAGACGATTTAAACGATTTACCTGAGTTTAAACCTTTCCCTGCTGGCAGTCACTTAATTAAGATGACTATGGATAAGAAAGAAGTTAACGAAAAACCTTGCGTAGAAATTAAGCTTGTCATGGTTGAAACCGTAGAGCTTGCTAAAGAAGTAAGCGAAGACAAGAAATGTGTGGAAGGTGATGAAACTTCTATCTTGTGCGACTTAACTAATGAGTACGGACAGGGTAACTTAAAGGCAATCTGTAAGCCTATTGGTGAAGCGCTTGGTACTTCTAATCTGTCTGAGATTGTGGCATCTGTTAAAGACCTTGAATGTGCGGTAACTACTACCTTACGTAAGGACAAGAACGATCCTGATAAGTTCTACACGCAGATTAAACAGGTTACACTAGGCTAATAGCTTATCGTAATTTAAGTGAGTAGCCCTGTTTAATTACGGGGCTTCTTTATTAAAGATTGTTATTTATAGCTGTCTTTACTAAGGAACATAACCACGGAGATACTACCATGTTTAAGTTAAACTACATTACAATGTGTATTAGAGCTGCAATGTACGGAGTTGTTTATCAGAAGGAGACTAACAATGAAGATAAGTAAAGCTCATTTGTTGGCTGCGTTAAGCAATACACTAACACACAACACTACTGATGGTGCTACTAAGTCTTTATTAACTGTTAGCCTTATCAACACAGATGCTGCTGCACCTAGTAGCACACCTAAGCCTGTTGATACTTACCAGAGTAGGCAACGTAAGAAGAAACTTGCTAAGAGGAAGAAGAAACTGAGACAAAGGAATAAGGGATAGGCTAATGAAAAAGTATCATAGACCTAGTAACAAGCAACGGGTAGCACGTACTAGAAACTTCCAAAAGTTCCAGCTAGCTAGTATGAAAAGTTCACTTAGTGGTATTAATAGTGACTGGCGAAACATAAAGCACCTTGTAGCTGTTAGCCCAGACTACTTAAAAGAGTTACAGAAGTTACGGGAAGCTGAACAGCTGATAAGGCATGTTTTAGGTAGCTGGGATGAAGTAACTGCTGAGTGTATTGCAGTAACAACTAACGAGGAGAAATAGAAACATGAGTACACAACTACAAGTTATGAAAGATAAGTTAGCTAAGATGCGCGCTGAGAAAAAGAATGCTGTAGCTGTAAATAGCAGTGTTCTTTTTTGGGGTACTGGGCATGATAAAGCATACTTACCTATGTTGAAGTCTTGTGTTGGTAGTACTCATGTTATAGTAAACACTACTGCTATTAGTACTCTTACTCAGTTTACTCTACACTGTAAGAGCAAGCACTTAACTAAAGTGTTTACTACCTCTGTACCTTTGTTGAGATTACTACTTAAATGGGATAAGCGGGCTGCACCTAGTCTGTCTAACTATGCAGGTAGTTATTTTAATATAGAGGGTATAGAGATAGTATTCATTAACCCCCTCAAACAACTAGCTACTGTTAGCTACGGCAAGTTTATGGCAACCCGTCATATATCTAAGTTATCTAATCCTGATAATTGGTTTAAACCCCCTGAATTTAAATGGCATGTAATAGATGAACGTAACTACGAGTCCGCTTTAGCATGTCTTAAACAAGATAACTGCCTGTTAATAGGTATTGATGTTGAGACTCTTAAAGACCACACCCGTATTAAGTGCTTATCTTATACTGGCCTGTGGGAAGATAGCAGTGAGCCTAGCGGATACCATACTGAGACTTATGTATTAGCTATAGATAGTATGTTTGCAGTAGAGATAATGCGTAAGTTTAATTGGGACACTAAAGCAGCTAAGGTAATGCAGAATGGTAAGTATGACATAGCTTATTTTGCTAGGTACAATGCACCTGTATATAATTACCAATATGATACTGCTATGATGTTCCATTCGTGGTATGCAGAGTTACCTAAAGACTTAGGTTTCCTTAACAGCTTCCTTATTCGTGAGGCTTATTACTGGAAAGACTTATCAGATACAAATGACTTGTATGAATACTATCGCTATAATGCTCTTGATACTTGGGGTACTGTTATGGCGTGTGTTGTCATGTTAGCAGAAATGCCAGATTGGGCTATTAAGAACTATAAAGATGAGTTCCCGCTAACATTCCCTAGCCACATGTGTGAGTTACGTGGTATAAAGCGTGACATTAGTAGGATGGAAGAAGCCTATAAACAAGGTGATAGTATACGTGCAGAATACCAAGCTAGATTAGATACAGTATTAAGTACCCCCGAAGGCTCTGAATTTAATGTAAGTTCGCCTAAGCAAATGAAGCAACTATTATTTATATTAGGTTGCGGTGACTTAAAGTCTGCTGATGAAAAAAGTCTAAAGAAGGCTATGGATAGAAGTCCTATTAATCAACGTATATTAGGTTATGTATTAAACATACGTAAGATTCGTAAGGAACTATCTACATATATAACAGTAGGTAAAGAGTTCCAAGAAAAGAATAAAGATAGAATACTATTCTCTATTAACCCACATGGCACTGATACAGGCAGACAAGCTAGTAGAGAACATGCTTTTTGGTGTGGAGTTAACATACAGAATATACCTAGAGGTGGTGCAGTTAAGTCTACTTATGTAGCAGATGAAGGCTTTGCTTTATTTGAAGTAGACTTAGAACAAGCTGAATCGCGGGACACTGCTTATTTAAGTGGTGATACTAACCTTATTAATGCGGTTGAACACTCACCTGATTTTCACAGTGCTAATGCTAGTGCTTTCTTCGGTATACCCTTTGAAGATATATTCGATGTTAAGGCAGGCAAAGTACTTAATAAACCATTACGACAATTAGCTAAACCTGTTAACCACGGTGCTAACTATAACATGGGAGCCTACGTATTAATAGATACTATGGGTGTTGCTCATATATGGTTAGCTAAAGAGTTACTAGCTTTAAATAAATTCTTCTCTGCTGTGCAGGTGGCTGAACATCTGTTAGAACAATTCCACAAGGCTTACCCCAAAATAAGAGCTGTATTTCATAAAGGTGCTATTAAAGAAGTATTACTTACTGGATTACTACGCTCTCAAGCAGTTCACCATAACTGGACTGAAACTAAAACCATGCTAGAAAACCCCTCTATTAAAGATAAATGGAACTCTGAATGGGAACATATGTATACCGAAGCTGGCGGTGCTTGGACTAGAAGGTGCTTTAAAGACCCTAGTAAGTCTAAGACAGCGGCTAACGCTTACATAGCACACCCACCACAATCCTTAAATGCAATGACACTAAATAAATCATTTATTACAGTATATAAAGATATAGCAATCAATCCTAAGTATAGCGATAATTTCAAGTTAATAGCACAAGTTCATGATTCCATAATAGGGCAGTATAGATTAGGTCATAGTTATTTAATGGAGATGGTCAGAGAACGTATGGAAGTACCAGTAACTATTAAAGGTTACGATAACATAGTACGTTCTTTCGTAGTACCAGCTTCTGTTAAAGGCGGCCAGCATACTGATAAAGGATATGCCAAGTATTGGGCAGAAACAGAATAACAAATAGAGGTTAGCATGGCTATAGACTACATAGCTACCTATCTTAAATATACTGACGATAATGAGTGTCCGAAGTTATTTCATAGGTGGACTGCGTTAAGTTGCCTTGCAGCAAAATTAGGTAGAAAAGTACATTTTAGATTCGGTCACTTTAATATATACCCTAATATGTATGTCTTATTAATAGGTAGCCCAGGTACTAAGAAATCAACAGGTATCAAGATGGGCGCTAAGTTATTAGGAGATACTGGGTATGATTACTTTGCAGCAAAGAAGACTAGACAGGAAAAGTACCTAACTGACTTAGCAGAGCAATTCCTAAATAAAGGTAAAGATACAAGTGACGTAGATTTAATCCTAGATAACTTAACATTAGATGAAGACTCTGCTAGTGAGAAATCAGCGGCATCTAATAAAGCACCTGCGGAGTCTTTTGTTACAGCTGATGAGTTTAATAACTTTATAGGCTATAACAACGTAGACTTCATTTCTATACTAGGTGAGTTATGGGATTACAATGGAGTATTTGATTACCGTCTAAAGAACAGCGATAGTATTTATATTAATAACCCTACCATTAATATACTAGGCGGTAATACTCAAGTAGGTCTTAACTCAGCTTTCCCTCCAGAGATTATAGGGCAAGGTTTCTTTAGCAGGCTGTTACTTATATACAGTGACCCTAGCGGTAAAGAGATACCATTCCCATTACCTCCAGATGAATCTCTTAAAGGTGATTTAGTACAATTCTTTTCAGATGTAGAAGATAAATTACATGGTGAGATGTTACTAACAGATGAGGCTAGGGAGTTAATGAAAATTATCTACACTAAGTGGGATAGTATTGATGACCCTAGATTTGAACATTATAGTAACCGTAGATTCCAGCATCTTATAAAACTTACTATGGTTATAGCAGCAAGTAAGTTATCTATGCAGATAACAAAGGATGTAGTTATTGAGGCTAATACTGTCCTTACTTTCGCTGAACAGCTTATGCCTAGAGCACTAGGTGAATTTGGTAGAAGTAAGAATAGTGCTGCTACCCATAAGATACTTGTGTTTATCACTAACAAAGGTATGGCTACATTTAAAGAAATCTTTAAGGTTGTTAGCCAAGACTTTGATAAGCGGGAACAAGTAATAGAAGCTATCAACTCATTGTTACTGGCAGATAAAATAGCAGTACAAGAGACTAATAGCGGCAGGACAATCTACTTACCTAAGAAGAAAGTATTATTTGACGGTGAGGATGGATTAGTAGATTGGAAGTATTTAACTCAGGAAGAACTTAACTCTTATTAAATGAGGTTATTATGGAAACACAAAAGAAACAAATTGACTTAGAAGCTATGGTAGATATTGAGTCCTTAGACACAGTAGAACTAGCGGTAGTATTTCAGATAAGTATGGTTATATTCTCACCTACTGAGGAAGTACCTGACTTGTATATGAACTTCTATCTAGACATAGATGAGCAGTTAGATAACGGCAGAACTACTAGTAAGAGTACATTAGAGTTCTGGAACAGCCCTGAAAATAAGCCTATGTTGGATAAGGCTATATCTATTATTAACGAGTCTGAAGTTAGAAGTAATCATAGTATGCACGCGACTGCCTTCACTATTGCAGAGAACATTAACACCATAAATAGAATCTATGGTTATAGTAATGTTAACTTTAATATAGTAGCTTGGTGGTCTCGTGGTAACTTTGACTTCCCTATTCTGAATAACTTATTCAGACAAGTTAATATGCCTGTACCTTGGAGTAAGCACTGTACTATTAAAGAACTTCGTACTTTAGCTGATGAATTAGGTGTACCTAAAGTAGAGTCTGAAGTACCTCATAATGGTATCCATGATTGCAAGGCTCAAATAAAAACTCTTAAACAGTGCAGAGCTAAGATAGCTAGATGGAAAGCTATGGAAGCTAGTGTACTAGGTAAGGAGGTAGACAAATGAAATGGTTAGATAAGTTATTAAAAAATCCTCCTCACTGGCGGGAGTTTAAAGCGGCCAAAGCTAACTTCGTGTACGTGAAGGATGAGTACAATGAAGCTATCAGGTATAGTAGTATATACCATATTTTTGAAGGTGACTGTGAAGATTTTGCTTTTACTTTACAGAAGGCTTTTGGTGGGGGTGATGTAGTATACGCGTCTGTAGATAAGGTAGGTCATGCAGTATTACTTAAAGATGGTTGGGTGTATTGTAACTTATGTAGTAAGCCTTATAAGTTAGCTGATTATACTGCAGGAACAGTGTTCCCTGAAATTAAACTACTGTTTAACTCTATGCCTGTTAGGTGGGAGATTGATAATGAAGGCCGAAAATAAGTGTGTAAACGTAGATAACGTATGTACTTTTATACAATATACAGGAGATAACTTATTGGAAGTACTTGAGTTTACAGGTAGGCACCCTGAGTTCGACTCTTGGTTTTATAGTGACGAAGAGTATGTTAAGTACGTTAAGGATAACGGTAATGTGTTTAAGTTATTTAGACCTCATCCTCTAGGAAATAGGTACGATGAAGTTAATGTAGGTGACTATATAATAGACATACTTGCCTATAAGTTAGTAGTCACTGAACAGCAATTCAACAAAAGGTGCATAGTATTATGATTAGTAAAATAAATCCAGCACAGCAACAAGTAGCTAAGCTAACAGCTGTTATGGCTATTATACAGGCTCAAGTAAAAGCTAATCCGGTACCTGTATTACAGGAAAGTATTACTTTGATTGAGGTTCTTAATAACGCTCTTAAGAATATCTCATCTTTAGTACAGCCTACACCTAAGCCTTTTGGTATGTATAGCTGTACTGTACAAGATACTATTGCTAACATAAGCAGAGTATTAGCTAAAGCTAGAGCTGATTTAGATGAAGCTAATAGTACGCGGTTGCCAGCATTAGCAGATACTATCAGTGAGATTGATATATACAATGCGTATATAGCAGGGTTTACTATTAGCGCTGAAGGTTTTAATGCAGAATACGGGTGTAGAGAACAAGACCTATACCGTCGTTTTAAACTGTATGCTAAACAAACTCTAACTGATACTCAGTGGAGTAAGATAAAGGAGGTAATAAACAAATGGCCATAGCAGGTGCTGCTTATTTTTCTAAGGAGCGTGTCTGGTTAATGCAAGAAGTTAACAGGCATCCTCCATTAGTTCGTTGCTTACTTGACATGGGACTGAATATTAATAACCCTCTGAATTGGGGTCAGTTACTAGGTCAAATAGCAGCTTATGTTAACGTAGTCTTAGAAGGCGTGTATACTGAAGATGAATTAAATCCTATATACACTGCCATTAGGGACAAGTTAATTACACGCCGTATTAAAGGTTATGCTGATGTTGCAGCTATAGGCTTTGAGCAGTACGGTACAGACTCCACAGAAAATAAAATCATTCATTAGGAAACTACTATGAAACAAGTTACAGATATTAAAAACCTTATGCCAATAGGTATGCGTGAACCGGAACGTTCTCAAGCAGTAGAAGAAGTACCGGAAGAAGTAATAGCAGAGTATGTGGAGATGGTAGCTAAGTTAGCTAAACCTCCGCAAGATATAAAGGGCGTAAAAGTAGGTAGCTTAGAAGTGATAGCGCAGTTAGCTAGTAACATCTCTGGTGCCGCTAGTATATTGCAGGATACCTGTGAGCACCTACTAGAAACTAGTAAACTAGGTTATAAGGTAGACGATAGTTTTATCGAGGCTGTTAAGACAACTGATGTTTTAGAGCCTTTCCCTGATGCTACTTATGAAGAAGCTTTTATTAACATACTGCTTAATAACTTGCATATGTATATGGGCGTAGCTGGTGAGTTAGGTGAATTGCTGGATGCTATTAAGAAGAATGTAATCTACGGTAAACCTCTTGATACTAAGAATGTATTAGAAGAGTGCGGAGATATCATGTTCTATACTACTGGCGGGGCGCTATTATATAAGACGGAAGGATTAAAGCCTAGTAAGGAAAGCTTGGATAGGCTATATAAGACTTCCCCTGTTACTGACGGAATGGCTTCGTTATTTACCTGCTTAGGTATTACTAAGGAAGAAGCAATGCATGCTAACATGGATAAGTTAGTTAAGGCAGCTAATGCGCGTTATGCAGAAGGTAAGTACTCTGATGCACAAGCTATTAATAGGGCGGATAAAGCAGAAGGGGAGTAGTGACATGAACACACTGCCTAGGGAAGAGATTATATCTTTGCTAAATAGTGGTGAGGTGGATTTAGTCATAACTGCTACTGTACACGATGCCAGACAAATACGTTCGCAGACTGAGTTTAAGTTCTGTAGGCATATAATGTCTGTATTTAATGTAGATAGGGGGACTAAGGGAGTTAGATTTAAGACGGTTGCTTTAGATGAGTCTTTAGACCTAAGAAGGTTAAGTAGCTTTGAAGAAGATAGACTAGCTGCTGCCTTAACTTCCCTTAAGCAAAGAGGCACAGAGTTGCGGCAATAAGTAAAAAGCTGGGCATCCGTTCCCAGAAAGTACCACTACCAAGAGGAAATTAATATGGCTCAATGTACTACAAGAACACTTACTACAGCTACACTAGTACTAAGTGAAGGTGAAGCACGTTACTTACTTGCACTTACTCAAAACTACTTACAAGGTCATTCAGAAGATGAAGACGAAGAAGATGCAGAAATTAGACATAGTATATTCTCTGCTTTAAATAAAGCTGGAGTGTCTCTTACACCTTCTTTCTGATTAGTCTTCCCCGTAGAAATCTCTAGGTGGTTTACCTCCCATTATTATTTGCATGTGTTTAGAGTATGGACTGTTTAAGTTATCAGCCAGTTCATTAGCTTGAGACAAGTTAGCAGATTTATATAGTGAGGTATACCATCTATTAAACCCAGTAATATCCCCGCCTATCTCTGCATATCTCTGTGCAAACTCATCTATCTTAGCCGCATCAGGCT